ATCGTGGTGGCAAAGGTATTATGAATCATTTATATGATGTTCAAATGAGTTGGTGGAGACACGCTAAATTTGCTTGGTGGTTATCATGGAAATTATTTCTTTTATCATTGACTGCTGTGGTACATGGGCTGTTACCCTTTACGTTTTCGTCATCCACATCTGACGGCATAAAGAAACTACATAAACACTTACACGGGGAGTGAACATGGAAAAATGGAAAGCATTAAGCGCTGGAAAGAAAAGATTTTGGGCAGCGGTAGCACTACTAATAGTGATCGCTATCGTAGGACAGCTCACTGGCTGGTGGTCATCGCCGGATGTGCCTGTACAGTAGGATGCACGACACTCAAGAAAGCCGGGATAGTCAGCCTAGCAGCCGGGGCGGGTGCAACTGTGGGGACTGTCTTGTCGGGGGGTGCGACTGCACCGATACTGGGGGCCACGGCAACTGCCTTTGTAGCAGATGCTGTGACAGAAGCGATCCCGATTGGCAATCAAGGAAGGAAACTTATGAATGAATGCGCTCCTGATAACTTCTGGAGTTTACTTGGATCACTTGTGGAGATGGGAGGATGGTTCTTACTGCTGTTAATATTCGTACCGATGGTTCTTGGGTGGATTCTACCCGGCCCATTAGAAAGAAGAAAGAAGGGAAAGAAAGGCTCAAGGTAGTAGAGGTCGGTTGGATCGACGCTTACACAGAGGCAAGCTGGGCTGAGTACAACCCAGAAACTTCAGTAACAAAAACCTATGGCTTGCTTGTGGGGAAGACTAAGGAGTGGACAACGCTTGCCATGACTTTCGACAAAACTTTTTGGGGAAATTTATGGTATATCCCTACAAAAAATGTGGTTTCTATTAGAGAGATTGAAACGATTGATCGAGATTAGATATTGACGTATTCCACGTATCCGCCAATGTTAGAAATCTATTGGACCCCGTGTACACACCCTTTGTGTACTTATGGGCCTTCTTGAAGTATTCATCCGCGCCCATGTCACCCACCAACCATATCTTCTGTAGACCGTAGTAGCTCCTACCATGCTTGCGCTCGAACTCCAGACTAATGAAAACATACCTGTCAGGGCGCTGGTGAGTGCTGGTGGCGGGTATAGAAACATCATAGTGGGGTAGGGGGGCAGCAGTGCGGCGTTTTGTCTTCACCTCCAGATTCTCCCCTTTGTACGTGAGGTCGTAATCCTTCATGTCCAACAATACCACACCCAGATAGCGGGCAAAGGCAAGTTCCCCTACTCTCCCCGCCAGATTACCTCTTCCTTTCGTAATTGAATTGTTAAGCTCACCTAACTCCTCAGCCCATTTCTGAGCCTGTTGGATGAGTTGGTTATTGAACGGCAACTCCTTCACAGACCTTCCCCAAGAAGAAATTGGTTAGTTGGGTATCCACATCGTACCACTCACCACTGAGGTGCCACGGACCCATGAGGTTCTGTATATCAGATTCCGCCTCTCTACAGTCATCAAAGTAGTGGTAGTGCTCCAGAACAAATGACCTCTCTGGGCAATACGTTTGGTACGTGGAAAGCCTAGAGTGTACATCGAACGCACTACCCACCTTTATACCCTGTAGCTTTGGGTGAGATATAAAGTAGACAAACCCGTTTTTACGGGTTTTTCGCGCTTCTATGGCGGAGGCTACATCCTTACCTGCTTCATAGAGCTGCGTTGCAATAGCTCTTTTGTGCAGACGCCACTCTTTTGGCATCTTGTAGAACAGAACAGAGCTTCCTGCAATCTTGTAAGCTATCTTAGATATAGCATTCCGTCTGGGGTTGTACTTGAAGTCGGTACACCCCCCCGCTACCCGTTTACAGATATAGCACTGACCGTAGCTACCATTGATGGTGAAGTTACTGAGCGGCTGTGGAACCCCCTCTAGGCCACAATACCAGAACTTCTTGTAGCCCCTGCAACACTTCACTGCTTCAGCATTACCACGTTATCAGGGGGTGCAGGGTTTAGCGTGGGGTCCATAAAGTCCGTGTAGGTTTCCCACAAGGCCCGCTCTAGCTCTGACCCTGAGCTTTCTTTGGCTGCGTGTACAACAGCCCGCGCTGCAACGAGATCACCAGACTCCACAGCCATGTGCATAAGATTGATAGCAGACTCCATGTGAAACACCATGATGCTGGCTAGATTCTCAGCCCTTCCCATTCCTGTTCTCCAAAGTCTTCAATCTGTTGTAGCCATCGAGGAACCCTAGAAACCCCATGAAGTTGTCCAGAATCTCCACAGAAGACCCTACCTCGAAAGCACCTGTCTTCTTGTCGAACCGCAGCACATAGGCTCGCTCTATCTCCTTACCCCTGATGTCCTCTATGGCCTTAGCATAGGCCGCACACTGGAGGTAGTAGGGGGCGTAGATAGCTCCGGAAGTTTTGAAGTCGATGACACAGTATTCGCCATTTACCGTAGCTGTAGCGTCTACAGTTCCTGCATACTTGTGGCCTCTGTGATAAACCTTCTCCTCTACGGTGTGCCATTCCACGTTGTTGAGCTTTATCCACTCCCTGAAACCATTAATTGAATTCCTAGCTTCTTCGTTCTCCGGAAAGAGGGGTATTTCTCCCTTGCCTAATTTCCACAGGATCGCTTCTTCACACCACTTATGGACCTGTTTACCAACGTCCAGAGCGGCATGCGACTTGCGTCTGTAAGCCCCCCTGATGCCTTTAGCCATGGCGTCTGGGGTGAGTTCAGCTTGCGAGAACGACTCGTAGTTCGCTAGGAACCACTTAGCACCTTCACTAGCAGCCCACGGGATGAGCGCGGGCTTTGCTATTGAATCCAGTATGGTTGTCACAGAGGGAGCATACTTCCCCTCCACTGTATAGTAGTGCTTCTTCTCGTCGAAATCGAGCTGGATAGTATCCCCGTCGTGGTAGTCTATTTCCATGGTTAGAATGGAACTTCGCTGGGCTGCTCTTTTCTGGAGGGCGCTTGGTCAAATCTCTGCGCGTTATCCTGCGGCTCAGAGATTTTGATGTTCATGTAGGAACTGCCCGCCCTAGAGATATTCTTCCAAGCAGCAGCGCGTACTTCCTTACCCTTCACCAGACCTTTCCCTGTCATAAGGGGGTCTGTATCCTTCGACTTCTTGTCGTTCATCCACAACGTGATCGTGTCGTCTTTCTGCTCATATGCCATCTTCTTCTCCGTGTATCGTTGATGTAATAACTGTTGCTCGTGCTCCCACTCTTGGGAGTTTTCGTAGTCGTCAAGCCACGCTTGATGCTCTGAGTATACTTCCTCTGCGTTCATTATACAACCCCGGCCCGATTGTTTGCCTGTATTGTCCGCCATACCTCTATCTTTGCCTCCGCTATGGTGAATAAGTGTTTTAGCTCAGATTCCTGTTGCACAGCTACCTTCAGCCCCTCTAGGACACCCACGTAATCATCATGGGAGGTTGCCCATGCTTCTTTAGACGACACCGTGCCGGGAGGCGAGTTTAGTATTAACGTGGACCACTTCACCTTACGGTAGTCTTCGAGGTATTTCCTGTCAGCCACAGCTTGAGAGAGTTTGGTGACGTTATCCATCATCCACTCTAATGCTCTCTCTACTGACTGCTCGTCAGTCATCTAAGTCCTCTCCGAATAGAATTCGGTGCCCCCCAGTAATATGCTGGTATCGGAGCTTACCACAACTAAAAGCTTTGTCGAGCGTCTTGAATATAAAGTCTGCTTGCCAGTCCAGTATGTCCCTGTCTCCACTATGTGCTAAAGCATGGCACTCGAAACACAGAGGCATCGTCAGGTAGTCGTTGGCCTTCATCCCGATGCCTCCCCCACCGTGAGGCGCATGCCTGTGCTTCAGGTGGTGGGCGACAATAGTATCATCGTGTAGGCCGCAGTTTACACAAGGCAACTTAGCTACCCAGTTTAGGTACTCCCTATTCTTCCACCGCTTATGCTTTGGAATAGGCTCCACGCGATCAGGGCCACGTAACTCGTCGGACCATTCCAAAACTAGATTTCACAGGCGTCAGCGGTACAAGCCAGCTCTTGGCTACTCGTGGTGTTGTCTTCTACTTCTTCTACTAGGGACCAATCAATTGGTTTAATACTAAAGTCATCATGCTGCTCTCTCGTGATTTCCTCGTAGGGGGCGGCAACATAGGAATGGTCGTCGTCCGCTCTAGGTAAGAAGCTCACCCCACTGAGTATATCAAAGTTCTCGTAACACCACGCCCCCACTGCTAACCACTCATCTTCCCCCACGTATATTG